CCAAAAAGAAAAGTCAGAAAATACAATTCTTTATGGTAAAGCTATAATGATAGCTATGACTGGTGGTCATGTTCATTCCTGGACCAAATTTCAAAAAAAAGTATATTACAATCATGATACTATGACCTTTGAAGAGATTGGATCTAAGCTTGGAAGCAGTAAACAGAATGCCTACAAAGCACATAGATCAGCAGTGAAGAAGGTTAGAAGGATCATTCAAGAGCTACTGAAGGACAGAGATTACTTCAGAACTATTTAGCCAGTGCTCATTTTTTTTATTTTTCATTATATCTCTTCTTTTGGATGGGCACTGGTTTACTTTCAAAATATTTTATTTCCTGATATTACTGGACTTAAAGCTTTACTTTAACTGATTTAGCTTAAGATCTGGTTTACTTTTTCCATATATATAGATGGAAGATTCACATATTGACAAAATCCTTAAACAAATAGATCTTGAAACTTCAAGTGTAGATGCAGGGCATGAAGCATACAATAAAGCCATATCTGGCAAAAAATTTAATCAAAATTATTTAGAAAATGTTATAGCAGATCATGATGATCCAGATCTGTTAGATGAAGTGCCAAATGATCATATTTCTACATTTGACGAAGCAAATCCAGAATTGAATGAGGATCGGTTTGAAATCGGATAAATCGGATAGAGATAGTAAAGGTAAATTTGTTGCTGGAAACCAGGTTTCTAAAGGACATGGTAGACCTAAAGGATCAAGATCTATTCCTGATCTATTGCATAAAATAGGATCAGAAATCAATGATCAAGATCAAATAGATAATCTGGAAGCTGTACTTAGACATGTTTATGTAAATGCTTTGCAAGGCAAGTCATGGGCAGTAGAGTTCATAGCAAACAGAACAGAAGGTAAACCACATCAATCTGTGTCACTGCATGATGCAGATGATATGCCTATAAAAGTATTTGATTTTGATGAAGTGGAAGATTGATCAGAAAAGAAAAGATTTCCTGGAAGATAAGCATCAAGGAAAGATATTAGTTTCTGGCAGAAGATTTGGTAAGACTATGCTTGGACTTATGTTCTTATGCTATCATGAGTTCCAGCCTAATGAAAGAAGATGGTTAGTATTTCCAACATATAGGCAAGGTAAAATGGTAGCCTGGAGTAAGCTTAAAAGCATATTCAGAGGTCGTAAGTGTAAGATCAATGAAGTAGAGCTATCTGTAACTTTGCCAAATGGTGCTGAGATCAGCATAAGAGGTGCAGACAGAGAAGATAGTCTTAGAGGTGTATCATTAGGTGCTAAAGGCACAAATGCTGTTGTATTAGATGAATATGCCTACATGAAGCCAAATGTATTAAATGAGATCATCATGCCTATGTTGGCTGAAACTCAAGCTAATATCATGATCTGTGGTACACCAGATGGAGTTCAGAATCATCTATATGAATTGTACAACAAAGGACAGAATGATGATCCATATTGGAAGTCCTGGCAATACACCACTATTGA